AGTACTTAACGTTATTCACGCAATTATACTAACAGTTACAAGATCTCATTATACATTAGATGTAATATTGGCTTTATGTGTAACATTAATGGTTCATTATACACCTTACAAACACTTAGGCAACACATCGGTTAGGCAACAACACAACATCCGAATTTAATTAAAAAAATACATTTTTCATTTAAACTAGGAAATATATATATTCTATTTTATATAATCAAACGTTTTTTTTTTATATAAAATATAATACGTAGGTTTAATGAAAAGTTCAGAAATTATTTTTTTAGAAATAATAAAATATGTTATGGAAAATAAAAATGATTGTATAGACAATTCTGAAATTATTTCTGTACACGCTGTTAATTATTATAAAACTCATTTTTTAAGTAATACTTGTAATTATGTATACAGTTCTGAAATAGTGATAGATGAGGCGACTGGTATAGGTTTGTATTTTTATTTTTCAAATAAGAGGAGTTATTTAGGATTATATAAAGATAATATGTCAGATCTTGACTTTTCACGATTTCAATATTATTTATTAAAATATAGTGAAAAGATTTTCTTTAAATATCGTTTACACGAGTTAATTTATGGTTTGAATAATGAAGAAATCTAAGGTTTTTTTAAACTGGTTGTATACGCGTATTTTTTATTAGGTTAATTATGAAAATTTTTTTTCTTTTTGTATATTATAAAAACAAAAAACAATGGGTGGTGGATTAATGCAATTAGTAGCCTTGTAATTCCATAGGGCTAAATAGTCAGCTACCTTTATAGTACCGTATTAATTATAAAGGGAAAATAGTATAAAATACGGATGTAAATTAATTACATATAATTTACATATATAACTGGCTAGTGAAATTTAAATTTAAATAAAATTAAATTTTGCGACATTTTCAAATTGCGGGAAACTCCTTAGAGCCTTTGCTACCACTTTATTTTAGAAATATTATAAAGGAACACGGTTAATAGCCGTACCCAATGGTAAAAATGCAAAGGATTGGACAATCCGCAGGAAAGCTCCTAAAATTAAAGGAGATTCTTCAGAGACTAAATGAAAATGGGCGAATTGTATTCGCTTAAGATATAGTCCGGCTTTTAGTGAAAACTAAAGGATAAACCGATGGAGCTCAGGATATTTACCTTACTGGTGGAAATTGCCAGAGAAAGTAGTCAATTAAAATTGTTACTACTAGTGAATTTAATTTATATTAGATTTGCGACACTTTCAAATTGCTGGGACACCCTTAGAGCTAAAACTACCAAGGATATTTGAGAAATCTATATCTGGCCAAGATAAAACTTGGGTAGTGGCGTAAGCCACAAAGAAATTTAAACTGCAAATGTTAAATTTCTTTCGGTGATAATGTTTTAGATTGGGCAATCAGCAGCCAAGCGCCCTACCAAATAATTTGCGGGCGAAGGTTCAACGACTAAATGTTAGTGGGTGAAATTTAAATTTTGCTTAAGATATAGTCTAGTCCCTAATTTCCATATAGAAATTTAAATACATCGAAAGATGGGGTATATTACGAATCCTCAAATTACTTTTTTCAAAGTTGTCTATCGGAGACATACGAATTTTGCCATTGAATCTATTGAACAGACCTTTAATGGAACTGTAGATTTCGGTCGCAAAGTTTCTTGCACCGTTTCTCGCAACGGTGATCTTATTCACAAGGTCTACCTTCAAGCTGACCTTCCAGCATTGGGTCACGCTAGCAGTATTAACTGGTATCCTTATGTTGGTCATAATTTGATTGAAGAAGTTTCTATTGAAATCGGAGGTCAAACTATTGATAAACATTATGGTTCTTGGTTAAACATCTGGAACGAACTTACTCAAACTGCTGAAAAGGAAGATGGTTACAAGACTATGGTAGGTAACACTGCCCTTTTAACATCAACTGATGCTGGTAGCCCAGATAGCACCCCAGCTACTACTCTTTACATTCCTCTTCAATTCTGGTTCTGCAGAAACCCAGGACTTGCTCTTCCTCTTATTGCTCTACAATATCATGAAGTCAAGTTCAACATTACATTTGCTTCTTTAACTAGTCTATGTGATGCTACTTCAACCGGAAGTCCTACTCTTAATGCTTCATTGTATGTTGATTATATCTATCTTGATACTGATGAACGTCGTCAATTTGCTCAAGTTCAACACGAATATCTCATTGAACAATTGCAATACACTGGAGCTGAATCAGTTGGATCTGGTGCTGTCAAGAGCAAGCTTGCTTTGAACCATCCTTGCAAGGAACTTGTTTGGGTTGTTCAACCTTCTACAAATACTAATCCAGCTGCATTCGATAACGATGGTGCTCAAACCGTTACCAGTGCTAAACTCCAACTTAATGGTCAAGACCGATTTTCAGAAAGACCTGGTGCTTACTTCAATCTTGTACAACCATACCAACATCATACCAACATTCCATCTGTTGGTATCTATGTTTACTCATTTGCTCTTAACCCAGAACAACATCAACCAAGTGGCACGGTTAACATGTCTCGTATCGACAATGCTACCCTTCAGCTCACCACTGCTGTTGCTGGATCCCTCAAGGTCTTTGCTGTGAACTACAACGTGTTTAATTTTTGGACACAAAAAGTAAATCGAGAAATTGATTTGCTAGTGGAATGTTTTTGACTATGTCAAAGATATTTCGCGACACTTTCAAACTGCGGGAACCTCCTTATAGCCTTCACTACCACTTTTATTTGGAAACATTTAAAAGGATCTCGGTTAATAGCCGAACCCGATGGTAAAAATGTGAAGGATTGGAAAATCCGCATCCAAGCGCCCTACCAAATAGTTTATAACTATTTGCGGGCGAAGGTTCAACGACTAAATGTTAGTGGGCTAATTCGTACGAATTTGCTTAAGATATAGTCTAGCCCCTTTTAAATTCACCGAAAGGTGGGGTATTTGCGAAGAATTATGGCTGGTGAACTACCCTCCTCACGCCAGCAAGAGTATATTCATAAAAAGAATATGCTAGTAGAATGTTTTTGACTATGTCAAAAATATTTTGCGACATTATCAAACTGCGGGAAACTCCTTAGAGCCTTCACTACCACTTTTATTTGGAAACATTTAAGAGGAACTCGGTTAATAGCCGAACCCAATGGTAAAAATGTGAAGGATTGGACAATCCGCATCCAAGTTCCTTACTGTCTTTTGACAAAGGAAAAGGTTCAACGACTAAATGGTAATGGGCTTAACAGCTTAAAATATAGTCTAGTCCCAATCTGAAAAGATGGGTATTAACGATGGGAGGCCTTGCTTACTCCAATTAAGTAAGCAAATAGTATCATACTTTATGATAAAACTTATAAAAACATTGAATTTTATTTAAAATATTAAATAAAAACAATCAAAAACAATATGGATACAAGTGAGAATTTTAAACAGTATTTATCAGGATTTTTTGACGGAGATGGTTCTATAACTGTAGAAAAGATGAAAAACATATTTGAAGTCATAAAGTATTAGGTATTGTAAATATTAGAACAAGTATAATGAATTTTGATGAAGATGAAAAGGTAGTACGTACTACGTACTCATCAAATAGTGGAAATCCAGACACTATATTTCTAAGTTCACAAGGAGTTTATCGTTTACTTTACAACTCAAAAAAAGAAATAGCTAAGAAGTTTAGAAAATGGGCAGGAAATATTCTTGACGACATTATATTTAATGAAAGTGATGAATTGAAACTTCAAATAGAAAATCAAAAATTATTATTGGAACAAGAAAAAGAAACTAATAAAACTTTAACAAAAGCATTAAATACTAGATCACTTTATAATAATCATTATTATAGATATATTAGTAATAAATTAGAATGTTAAAAACCCGAACACATGTGTAATAAAAATACTAAATAAAAATACTAAATAAAATCGCAAATTATACTATTACCATTTGGTTTACAAGCAGTTCCGCTTGCACAATCCCTGTATACCCACGAATCATATACGCACGTATCAAACCCTGTACCGCTACAACTCATTTCTCCTGAATTACAAGAAGATGATTTACTATCATCCTTGTTATCTCTATTTTCATCGTCATTTTCATCGTCATCACATTTAACTTGTTTGTTAGTTGGTCGTATCTTAGAAGGTAGTATTGGTTGTTTTGTAGGAGTTGGTTGTAGATATGTTACAGATGGCACAGATGGTACAGATGGTACAGATGGTACAGATGGCACAGATGGTACAGATGGTACAGATGGCACAGATGGTACAGATGGTACAGATGGTTGTTGATTATTCTTTTGTATATTTTTCGTGTTCTTTTTACCGTATTTTATGTCTTTTCTAGAAGCTAATAGATCTCTTCCATCTATTGAACTCGGGGAATCGGGTTCCCATTCTGGAACTTTGGGATATCCAGGTAAATTGACAATTAAAAGTTCTTTGCCTGGAATTTCGGGATTGTTACCATTTGTATTAACTGTAATATCTGCACATTCCATATAATATTCTCTATTACCTATTCTATTAATCCAAGTCCAAAAAATGGTCATACCACCTCCTTTAGAATTTTGTGGTAAATCAAAAGAATAAGATTTAGTATCTAATAAACAATTGGCAATAACAGTTCTTAATACAACAAATGTTTTATCATCATATGAAACGCCAAATTGACAATGTCCACCACCGTGCACAGCAGTTCCTTCTAATGTAACTGTTAATTTAGAATCATTAAAAGTAGCTACTGATGGACCTTTTGGAAATCCTTTACAAGGAAATGTAAAATGATCATCTGTTACTAGTAATGGTGATCTTAAATTGTAATTTACTAGTCCCGAATCTAGGTAATATTTACTTAGTTGATTTCTTCTTGATGGTGGAAAACTCAATGAGATATGTGCAATGCACGTTTTTATTAAAAATAATAATAATAATATTTCCATTTTTATTATTAAAATAAAAATATTTTTAAATTCTTTTCAAATTTGATTAAATACATAAAATAAAAGGATCATCAGTTAAAAAAAATTTACCACCTTCTACATAACCGACTCGTTCTAAAGAATTTGTATCATAGACAAATGAATCATCGGTATAATAAAATGTATCTTCTATTAATGTTTTATTTAATTTAATCTTGTCGATATTTAAATTATTTTTGTTGTCATTTTCAATAACAAAAAGTACATCTGGTTGTTTAGATGAACCAATTGTTTGTTGTCGAAATGCTAAATAACTATGCGTTTTACAATATTCTGATGCATCTTGTGCTTTACGACAACACTTGTTACCATTTTGTGAAATACCCTTGCAAATAACATCTTCACGAGGACCTCCTAAAAGTGATAAAAAACGATTCAAAATTATAGCCTTTTGCACTTGTGTACTTGTATCTTTATAATGAATATCATATTCTAGAAATAAATTGTCAATTATAACAGTAATATCCTTTTTATATGCTCTTTCAAAACTACTTGGGATATTACCTATTCGTTTATGCAAACGTTCAAGTTCCATTATCCTATTTTTCTTTCTTTTTTATATCTGCAAAAATATTTTGATTTTTTTCAAAACTTTTAATTTTATATTCGGATTCTTTATTCGTAAAGGGCGTTGTTAGTATTTTTTGAAATGACAAGTCCAATTCACTAAATGAATTACCTTTTTCAAGATGAATATAATATGAATAACATAATCCTCTTTTGTCCATTTCTGTAATTAAAACGACAACGACATTAGTCTGTTCGTTTATAAATAAATTTAAAGTATTTTTCTTTTTAGAATATTTTATTTCAATTCTTTCACATTCTAGTTCTCCTGAATTATCTATTGATGAAACTGATTCCATTTTTATATAATTAACTTGTTTAAAACTAATATCGAAATGTAATATTACTGTATTATTCGAAATTTCATATGAATTGATTTTCATAATCCTTGTTTATTTAATTGTAAATTATGTTTAAATAAAGTAAATGTTTCTAAAAATACATAAAAAATTGAAATTTTAACAATAATAAATACAAGTAAACAATGATTAATTTAAAAATATATGTTGATGAAAATGACAAAGAGTATGATATTTTAATAGGACAATCGCAAGGGGAAAATGATGCTATAATAAGATCAAGTAATCAAAACGATACTTGGTTTCATTTGGACAAAATCAGTGGACCACATATTATTTTTCAAAACAATGGTGACAAAATACCTAAACGTTATTTTAATCAAATAGCTGGTATGTTTCCACAATACAAATCTAGATTGTCTAATCGTTATTCTGTTATATATACAGAACTAAAAAATGTAAAACTAACCATTACCCCTGGACAAGTAAATGTATCAAATACAAAAATTATCAAAATTTAGTTTAAAATTATCAAAACTTTTAAATTAAATATGTTGGGTGAAATATTATCTTGGACATTTAGTACAATTTCTAATATTGCTTGGTTATTTGTATTCCTTCCACAATTAATGGAAAATTACAATAAAAAGTCATCAGATGCGGTTAGTTTTTACTTGATAGCGCTATGGTATATCGGAGATACACTTTCAGTAGTTTCTGCAATTTATAAATCAATACATCCAGTTCTTATATATACGGGCACTTATCATATTATTTTTGACGTGATATTTCTTATACAAGTAATATACTATAGATTGCCTATGTGGCGTTATTCAAATGCCACCAGCGATACATACCTTACAAGATACCCACTTCTTTTGGATGAAACACTTTATAGATATGATTCCATGTTGTATTATGCAAAAGATGTATTATTACTTCACGAAACTAGTTTGTTACTTGGTTATTCTATATTATTATTATTATTATTATCAAGTCAAGCTATATTCGAATTATTTCCACATATTATTGTAGGTGATATTTTTGCTTGGACATCTACTGTAATATTTTTTTTATCAAGATTACCACAGATTTTATTAAATTACAAACGTCGTAGTGTTGAGGGATTGTCATTTACAGCATTTGTAAATATTATAATTGCAAATCAATTATTCCTTGCATCTATCTTGGTAAAATTAATAGATATAGACGATTCAAATCGTGTAAAATATATTGTTAAAAATATTCCGTGGATTGTAGGATCATCTGGAACAACGTTATTTGATATAATTATATTTATACAATTTTTTATTTACAAATAAATAAAGAATATCAAGTGTATAAATTTCAATTATTTCATAGATTGTGTATATTTTATTTATTGTATATATTATATACAATAAACGCAATAATGAGTTTAAATATAATATTCGATTACGAATTTGTTTTTAATACAAATGATATAAATATTAATTTCGATACAATTTACAACCAATGTACTTTAGAAGATCCATCTGGAAATAGACGGGAATTAATCTATGACAAATGTTTAGAAATATTACAAGTTTTAACAAGAACACCAGGAATTCACATATGTGCATCATTTGTTAATTATAATAATCAACGATACAAAGTAACCATTCGTAATATGTCATGGACTGGTGACACCTAGTGATCAACCTAGCGACACCTAGTGACACCTAGTAATCAACCTAGCGACACCTAGTAATCAACCTAGTAATCAACCTAGTAATCAACCTAGTAATCAACCTAGTGACACCTAGTAATCAACCTAGCGACACCTAGTAATCAACCTAGCGACACCTAGTAATCAACCTAGTGACACCTAGTAATCAACCTAGCGACACCTAGTAATCAACCTAGTGACACCTAGTGACACAAAGTAATATATGCATTATTTGATTCTTTGTTTTTATTCTTTTTATTTTGTATATTTTGATTATTTTATTTTATTATATAATAATATAAACACAATAAACACAAAAATGAGTTTGAACACAATATTTGATTACGATTACGAATTTGTATTTTTCACAGATGATATAACAGATATTGATAAATTTGATATTATTTATAATCAATGCACGATAGAAGACCCGTCTGGAAATAGACGCGCATCAATTTATGATAAATGTTTACAAATTTTACAAATTTTATCTATAACAGCAGGGATTCATGTGTTCGCATCGTTTGTTACTTATAATAATACACAATACAAAATAACTATTCATAATAAAACTTGGGGTCTGGCGATATAATACCTTAAATAAATTCGTAAATAGATTATTGCAATATATTATTTTATTTGTATATATTATTACAATATATTATATTAAATGCAAAATCTACCACCTGAACTTGTTGAAGAAATATTAAAAAAACAAGATAGTATAAAAGATATTACACGATTATGCAATAGTAATTCTAAAAATAAAAATATATGTGAAAATTATTTTACACACGAAATTAAAAGCAAATTTAATAGTTCAGTACAAATATTTGCAGAATTAATTATGAAATTTAATATAATTGAAATAAGATACGCTGGGAAAACAAGATTTGCAAGAAATGCTGGATCACAAAGTGATTCGTTAATAATTAAATCGCATAAAGTATATGGTAATAATCTATTTATGAAAAAATTTAAATATTTACTTTCAGAATGGTTAAAATACGATGGAAATGCTGGTACTCCTTTCCCAAATAGACCATTTAATGAAGATGAAAATATTGATGGTGAATTATTAGATAGAGAAGAGTACGAGTTTTCATTAAAAAATGATGGCGAGAATCTTTTTTTACAAATACAAGCCAATCGTTGCTATAGATTAATAATATCAACACCAGATAATAAATTATATGAAAAAATTATATATGATTATTTAAATAGTAAATTTGAAAATGGAGATGTTTCTTTTAAACCAACGAATCCTAATCGTGGTAGTTTTCCACCTGTAACTTTGTAACTTTGTAACTTTGTAACTTTGTAACTTTGTAACTTTGTAACTTAAATTAAATAATATTGTAATAATTATTTAATTTAAATTAAAAATTCCATTGATAATACGCCATTTTCTATAGTTAAGATATTATAAGATATGGCAAAAACATGGATTTTTATTTCTGGATTGTTTTGTATTAACTTTAAAGCTAATGTAACGTCATTAAATCTAGATAAATTTAACGAACCTGTTGGTTGATTATCTTCTGGTCTTATACTAAACGGCATAGTATATATATAGTTCATTGGGATAACAGAATGAACGTTATCTGGGAATATTGTTCTATAATAAAATTCTGATAATTTTTCAAAACGATATTTTCCATCTAATAATAAAGATGCTTCTGTAAATAATGGTGATTCTTCTGGAGTTTTAGAATAAACAAAATAATTATTATTATCAATATTTGCCTTTTCAACTCCGAAAAATATAATTTCTTTACAAGGATGTGAAAATCTAAGATCGCAATTATAAGACGAAATATTAGCTGGTATTAATTCGTCGCCGTTATATTGAATTTGTTCAATAACATACTTGTGAGAATTTTCTTGAAATTGTTTTAATATAACATCATCTAAAAATATATATTCTGCATAAACATTTGAACTAATTATTGATGCGTATCCTGGTTCGTCTCCATCGTAATTTACACATTCTGAAAAATTTCGAAGTTTAAAATTAACCTTAATATCTTGTTGAAACATACTCAATAATGGTAAAGCAGAACTATATTGTTTAGTAAACCAAAAATCAAGAGGTATTACTAAATCGACTTCTTTTTTAGCATTTGTATAATTATTTACATATGTATCAGATTTTAACAACATAAAATTTTTACCTAATTTATCAGTATTTGTTAATTCATCCCAAGCATTCATAAATTGAGGATATAATCTATCTACTACAACTCCACCTATCTGTAATTCTATAGGTTCTGAAAAAATAGAATATCCTAATGTATCATTCCAACAAACATAATTTCCAGATATTTTATTTAATCGTGGTAATCGGATATGCAAATGTAATTTAGAAAGAAGATGTCCTCTTTTTGGTATTTCACAAGTAGTCTTTTGTCCAAATGTGGCTACGGTATTCATATTTAACTTTACTGTTTCTGTAGCAAAATTAACATATCTATAATAGTTGTACTTGAAAATGTTTATTTGTGGATCTTTTGTCAAATACACATCTTGTATACCAATTGCTTGTAATTGAAGAATACTTGGTGACATCTATATTAATAATATCGATATAAAAAAAAAGTAAAATTAAAACTAAACTAAAAAAAAAGTAAAATTAAAACTAAACTATAAACATAAATTTATTTAAAAAAATAATATATATATATATAATTATGGCATCTAAATTATGTCTTAAGAGGTTAAATAAGGAAATATTAATGTACCAAAAGGAAAATTTCAAGTTTCCTAATCTAATATTACGACATCAAGAAGATGACATATTACTTTGGTATTTTATAGTATATGATTTAAAAGAAACTCCTTTTGAAAATGGTGTATATTTTGGAAAAATATTATTAGACGAACAATATCCGTTAAAACCACCAAATTTTATTTTCATAACACCAAATGGGCGTTTTGAAACGAATAAGAAAATTTGTACTACATTTTCAGCTTACCATCAAGAAACTTATACAAGCACTTGGAATATAATGTCAATGATGACAGGTATGATTTCATTTATGACAGATATTGCACCAGATACTGGTATAGGTTCTATAAACACATCTGATACAGAACGGATTAATTTAGCAAAGATGTCATTGAATTGGAATAAACACGACGAATGTTTTAATAAAATTTTCCTTGATATAGACAATTTAATTTTACTTTAATCTAATTTTTTACGTTTTGTAATCCTTAGACCTAAATTAGGTTTTGATAATTTATCCCTTAGTTCAGCGTTAATAGCATCTTGAAACAAGGTATTTTCCTGACAATCGTATTTTAAAAATGGATTTCCATTATTTATGGGGTTAAATGGGTTTACAGCATAACCTTCATTTCCGATATGTAATTTACCAATATTTTCAATAACTGGTTCTAATTCATTAGAAAACCAATCAGAGAAATTATTTGTAACAGTTGTAAAAAAATCACATTCATCCCCTTGAGGATTACATTTGTATAATTTTTTCAATGTATCTTTTTTATTTGTATCATTATTTGTATCTTTATTTGTATCAGTTTGAACACAACCATCTACTTTTAGATTTGGATTTGTCATTGTTTCTATAGATTTAGTTTCCTTAACAATTAAAACTGGGATCATTGTTAATTCGTACATCACGTTTCGTTTAGTATCTTTTGAATTCCATACCCAACCATGTAAAATAACTTCTTCATCGCAAAATATATCACAACGATCATTTGTAATTATATATCTAAGATCTACTAAAGATTCTGTATATTTATTTTTATATTGTTCGCGTAATAATTCATAACATTTTACAAACCCGTACTCTTCTGTTAAATCATTTGTATAAATACAATGTGTATTTTCAATATTATCTTTGACATAAATTAATGATTGTATATTTTCCATTTTATATATTATACATAATATAAAATAAATTTTCAATTAAATCGTTTGTAAACTTTTCTGTTACTTGTAAGTTTTATTTAAGTTTTTTGTAAATTGAAGCAAATATTTAAAAAAAATTGAAAAACAAATATGGTATATAAATAAGGGAAATAATATACAAAATGTCTTTTTCTAAATATTTGCTTCAATTTACAAAAAACGCTGCTAATGAACAAACTCATTTATCATTTAGCAATGGTAAATACAATGTTCCTGATAATAAATACGAAGAATTTTACAAACGTTATTACAACATTATTTCTGATAATACAAATACGGAAAAGGATTCTCTTTATTTGATTGAAAAAGTATATAATTCAAAATTTGCATTTTTTATTGATTTGGATGTACCTAAAAAATCATTTTACAATTTATCAGACAATGATGTTTTGGACATTATTACTGCAACGCAAACTGCAATTTCCAAGATGTTTGTTGAAAATCAACTATTGTTAGAGTATATTGTATCAAAGAGAATCACTGCCAAAGGTAGTAATTATCATATTAATTTTTATAATTTGATTGTTAACAACACTGTTGCTAAACGTTTAATTACTACTATTTTGGAAAACAACACTGTATTGACTGATGATATTAAAAATTCAATTGATGTTTCTGTTTATAGAACAGGATTGCGCTTACTTGGTTCTAAAAAAATTGTAAAATCTAAGAACTCGGATAAGAACTCGGATAAGAACTCGGATAAGAACTCGGATAAGAACTCGGATAAGAACTCGGATAAGAACTCGGATACAGAAAAGGATACCGACGGTGTAGAAGCAGTGTATAAGATTTATGATTTAAATATTGGAAAATTTACAGAACTTGAAAATACAACATTTGAAAACTTTTCTAAAACAATTGTAAAAAGAAAAAGTACTATTGATGTTTCAGAATTGCAACAAAATAATATTACTAATACTACTAACTCAATTGAAAAACAAATTCCAGTACGAGGAATTAATAATGACAAAATTCAAACAGAATTAACTAAACTTTTAATAAGTATAAAAGAACAAAACGAATGCTTATCAAATTTTGACGTATCAATTACAAGAATTTATCTAAAACCAAACAAAATGGGAATTTATTGTTATTATGTATCCATTAACAGTAAACATTGTCCTTTTAAAGATCGTGAACATTCTAGAGACGTTAGCCCGATTTATTTTGAAATTAGTATAAATGGAATCTATATAAAATGCCACGACGAAGAATGTAGAAGACGTGTATTTCCAGATTCTGGGTTTAGTCTACCAGATGATTTTGAAACTGTATATCCTGAAATTTACCTAAGTATGACAACAAAATATTGGCGTTCAGAAGTTGTATTGACAGATGAAATGAGATCTGCTTTAGAAACAAGTTTAACTGGTTCACATTATTCTATTGCAAAAGCAGTTTTCCAAATCTATAAGGGTAGATTTCGTGTAGATGATGTAAGAAATACAGAATGGTTTGAATTTGGAGGAGTTAGATGGAAAAAGAGTCATTTGATGAATATTTTAATATCTGAAGAATTACCAAAATATTATAGAAGTATCAAGATAAGTGATACATCTGTTCAAACTAAAAATTTGCAAGATTTTTTAGTAAATACAGACAAAGTTGATGCAAATATGCGTAATCAAATGGTTGATAACATTATTTCAAAATTAGAAAATGTGGGTTTTAAAAATAATATTTTAACACAGATCGTTTATCTTTTTAAAACATACGATAATGATTTTTATACAAATTTAGATTCTACTCCACATTTACTTGGATTTAAAAATGGTATTTATGATTTTAGAGAAAGTCGTTTTAGAAATGGTACCCAAAATGATTACATTACATTTTCAACAGGTTATGATTACATTGATTATGATGAAACTTGTCCACATACACAAGATATTTATACTTTTCTCGGACAAATTATTCCAAATACACGTGTATTAGAATATACATTAAAGGTACTTGGAAAAGCACTTATTGGAGCACCAGATGAAAGATTCTATATTTGGACAGGTTTATCAGGTGCTAATGGTAAATCTACATTGGTAAATTTTTTGGAAAATACATTAGGAGATTACATTACTGGCGTCGACGTTTCTTTGTTGACAAACAAAAGAGGTAGTTCAAGCAATGCATCACCTGATGTTGTTAGACTTCGAGGAAAGCGTATTTTTACTTTTCAAGAACCAGAACACGACGATAAACTTAGAACTGGTATTCTAAAACAATACACTGGAGGCGATACTATTATTGCAAGAGAATTATTCAAAGCTCCCGTTACATTTAAATTACAAGGAACTATGATTATGTGCTGTAATGATTTACCTACAGTCACGAGTTGTGACGGGGGAACTTGGCGAAGAATACGTGTGGTGGAATTTAAATCAAGATTTTGCGATAATCCAATCAAAGATAACGAATTCAAAATTGATCCTTCCATCAAATACAAAATTAAAATGTGGCGACCATATTTTATGAGTATTCTAATTCATTGGTATGAAAAATTTTTGAATGAAGGAATGAATGAACCAGATGAAGTGAAGAAAGCAACTGCAAAATACAAAGATGACAATGACAAATTCAACGAATTCTTTGATCAAATCCTCGAAGAAACATCAAATGACTTTGAATCAAATAAGAATATTTATAGTCATTTTTCTACTTGGTGGTCTAATAATTACCCAAGTTCAAGAGTCCCAGATATCAAAGACCTCAGACGTGCAATGAAAATCAAATATGGAAATGAAAAAGAATCTATTATCAATGGTTGTATGAATTATGGTTTTAATATTCGTATTAAACAAAGTTTTAACGACGATATCCACGAAAACAATGAAGATTTGTAATTGACACCTCCATCTATGTAATTTCTAATAAAAATATTAAATATACGTTCAAAATCTTATTTAAAAATAATTATATTATAATATTATTAGAAAATGAATAAAATTATTACCCCCAAAGCAATTAATTTTAAAGAATTAGTAAAAAATTCAAATACGACTTTATCACTTAATGTCCAAACTAAAATGGTAGAAGTGATGAATGAAGAATTTACAGAATCAGAGCAACAATGGTATATAGCCAATCTATATGTTTATATGAATTACCACGCAACAAACGACTTTCCAATTAACTTGGAAAATGTATTTAAAATGATAGGTTTTGCAAATAAAGGTAATGCGATGAAGACGATTAAAAGTAATTTTATAGAAAATGAAGACTATAAAACTTTGCTTTTCCATACGGAAAAGCAAAAAAAAACAGATGAAAAAGCTGCTTTTCCCAATGGAAAAGCAGGTCAACATACTAGAAATCTAGGAGGAGCAGGATTAAACAAAGAAGAAATTATGTTAAATGTAGATACATTTAAGAATTTATGTATGATAGCAAAAACAGATAAAGGAAAAGCGATTAGAAAATATTATGTAAAATTAGAAAACATTTATAATAAAATTATTAAGGAAGAAATTGAAGAAAATAAAAAAGAAATTGAAAATCAAAAATCTTTGTTAGAAAAGGAGAAAGAAAACACTATCAAATTAATTGAAGAAAAAGAAAAAGAATTAATCAAAACACAAAAAGAACTTGTAACTTTAAAAAAATTAAAAACTAACAAATGGTACGATCAAAAACCTGGTGATACTATTTATGCAATCAAAGTTGATAATATTATCAAAATAGGAAAAACAAGAGATATTAAAGCCAGAGAAGCATATTATACACAAAATCAGACTGGTGATATTTTTTATATTAAAAAATGTCATAATTGCGATTTAAGTGAAAAGGTTATTCATCATATGTTAGATAAACACCGTGAAGAAAATAATAAAGAATGGTTTAATATATCTGACGAATTAGCTATTTATATTATAGATATAGCGTGTGATTTTTTAGATAATTTTATAAATTACAGTGAAAAGTTACCAATATCAAATCTAAAAGAATATTTGGATTTGTCTTATAAAGTTGTAAATCCATCTGATAAAAATGATTGTGAAAATAAAGAACCATTAAATAACAGTCTATTAAATACAGTTGTTAATATTACGTGTAACGAAGATAAAATGAAAAGATTCATACAAGAATTTTGTGAAATAGACCAAAATAATTACGCTTTAAGTTACGAATTATTAGGAGCTTATAGAATATGGTCAAAAGGATTAAATGCAACAGATAGGTCACAATTTTCAAAATTTTTGAAAAAACATTATAAATCAAAACGAAAATATTATAAAGAACACAATGAATCAAGTTTATTAACATATATAGGTATAAAGCCAAAAGATTTAAATATAACAAGACAAGATAAAAATACTTTACCAAAATATGAAGAATTCGTTTTAACAGAATGTAAATATAATTACAATTATAGAATCGGTTATACAAATTTTATAGATGAATACAAAACATGGTATTTAAAAAAATATCCAGATTATATTTTTTCAAAACAAGAACATTTCAATATGGATGCATATTTAAATCGTAATTTCCTAAAAGAAAAAATAAATATGCCTGGTTATAGAAATGTTATCGGAATTTGGGGCGTTCAATTAAAATCTGAAAATTCAATTACATTAGGTATAAATCCTACACATAGAAAACAACTAGTCAAAATAGATTATAAAACTAGAACTATTATAGAAGAATATAAAAGCCTTGCAATAGCATCAGATATGTTAAAATTAGATCAAAGTACTATTATAAACTATATAAAAAATAAAAGATTGATAAATGATACCTTACCAAATGTTTCGGTTCGGCAAGATAGTTTTATTTTACAATACAAAAAAGATACCTTGCATATAAATTAAAAGTTGTATATATATTATTTTTTTATAATATATAGACATATATGAGTGAGATCAATATTGAAGATGTCAATTTTGAAGATACCAATTTTGAAGATACCAATTTTGAAGATATCAATTTAGAAAATGTTAAAGAAAAGGATACTTTTATTTGGGAACCATTACAACCAGAATGGCAATCTAAATTACTTTGCAACACATTTGTTATAAAAAATTGTTTAGGAGATGGTAATTGCCAATTTAGGTCTATAGAAACAGCTTTGTCAAATGCTGGATGCAAAACAGACCACGAACGATTACGAAAATCACTTGTAAAATATATTAATAGTTTAGATAATAAAGATTTTTTTGATATTATTCAACTTTATAGAATTGAAAAACAAAATGGCGAATTTGTTGGAGACTGGGATCCGTTTAGTATTAAAAATAAAAGACAATTTAACAATGAATTAAAAAAACCTGGTTTTAATTTTCAAGGAGATCATATAACATTATCTCTTGTTTCAAAAGCACTGGGTTTAGATATTATTCTTCTTGATAATTATTTTAATATTACAGATTTAAGTAATCCTGATCAATTGCAACCAAAAGTAATTGTTTTATATTATGATAATAAAGGCCTTAACTTTAGCGGGCAAGGTACATCCGGGCATTATCAAACAATTGGAATTATAACAAAAAGAAAAAAAGTATATACAATGTTTAAAAGATCAGAACTCCCTGAAGAAATAGACAGGTTATTAGATAAACATAATTTTTTTTTACAACATATTCGAGATATTTGCAATAAAGATCTTGGTTGTAATAAATTACAACTAAATAATATAATTAAACAAGTAGAAGATAGAATTAAAACTAAAATATCAAAACACGATAAAATAAAAATTATACAAATAATAAGAACTATCTTGGAAAATGAAAATTACTTTAATGAAATAAAAACTAAAACTACAAAGAATTAACCCTGGATCTATGTAGACAAGGCGCCTTTTTATTTTCTTGTTTTTCTTGGAGATTTCATTTATAACTTAATGATGGCATAGAATTTTCGTATCTATGCAAACATAATTGTTAAAGGTACCTTAATTTATAATAATAAAAAAATTTTTTATATTAAGTTATAGTATATAATGAAACTTGATATAACAATAGAACATTTAGTAATGTTAGTAGCTATTCTTTACATACTTTATTTTATGATGACTGCTAAAGAAAACTTTGAACAAATTACAAATTCAAATTCTAAACCAAAAGACCGAGCTTGTGCACAAGAATCGATAAATTACGCATATTTAGATTATGTATTTGGTGGAATTAAAAGTCCTAGACAATAATGTTTTATGGAATATGGCGCAAATGGTTTTGGAATATGGCGCAAATGGTTTTGGAATATGGCGCATTCCAAGCAATGAGTGTGGTAGGCATATATTATATATTATAATTAATGATAATATTGGATATTAGGTCTTTATTATTAATGTTTTTTTATATTCTATATTATAATTAATGATAATATTGGATATTAGGTCTTTATTATTATTGCCAATAATGTGTTATTTGTTTACAAAAAATTGGTATATTGTTTTTGTTGCGTTGTTATTTTGTACAAGATTTATGAATAGTCCAGATAGATTACAAGAGGATATTAAACACGATAAATTTTATTCACCTGCATCAGGATATATAAAATTTATAAATACAGATAAAGAATTTGTTACTATTTCCATGTTTTTAAATATTTTTGATAATCATACACAATATATACCAACTGTTAGTTATTTAAAAAATATTGAACACAAGCACGGAATATTTGAACCAGCTTATTTAGAACATTCTGTTAATAATGAACGTGTTGTAAATACACTTTACAATCCAACTTATGATTTTAATTTTACAATTACACAAATAACAGGAATACTTACAAGAAGAATATTATCTTTACAAATTCCCAACAATAATAAATTGTTATACCCAGGTGAACGCTTGGGTTTTATTATGTTGGGCTCTCGTGTAGATATATCTATCCCGACAAAAAATATAAAACAAATATTAGTAAATCCAAATACACACATATCAGAAATGACCCCCTTATTTATATTAAAATCTTGATATTAAAAGCTTGATATTAAAAGCTTGATTATATTATACATTTCGTTTTTTATATGTTTTTTAATTGTATTCGTAATGTATAATATAATATATGTCTTTGATAAATACTACCTTTCTAGGATCTGTGTTTAAACAAGATCCAAAACCAGAGTGGATAAAAATAGATGGTGTTGTAATGGGAGAATCTCGGCAATATGGATATAAAGTAATAAATTCTCCAAGTATTGGTGCAATTTTGGATTCATTAATTAATGACCCGAATGCAAAATGTGTTGTTTACAATTGGAAAACTGCAACTGCATATGTTAAGATTGGTTTTGATATGAAAAATTCACTTGATAGTGCAAAAAATCCAGATTACACTACATTTATTCCAAAAAGAGCAATTGCACCTGTACCGGTTCCTGTACCTGTACCTGCACCTGCAAATTTTAGTAAATTTATGCCATATGTGGATGTTGGTGCTTGGCCACCACCTGATCTTGTTGATATATATAAAAAATCAGGTGTTAAAGCATTTACATTAGCATTTATAATTGCAGGAAATGATAATCAACCATCTGTTGCTGGAGCATATAGTTTAAATACATCGTTTTACTTGGATAAAATTAATGCAATTAGAGCAAGTGGTGGGGATGTATGTTTTAGTTTTGGCGGAGCAGCTGGTAGAGAAATGGCTCAAGTTATAACAAATGTAAATAGTTTAGTACAAGCTTACCAATCAGTTATCAATAAATATTCATTGAAATATGTTGATTTTGATATAGAAGGTAATGCATTAGTAGATCAATCAAGTATTGATAGAAGAAATCAGGCTTTAGTTATTTTACGAAAAAACAATCCCAATTTATATATAGCATATTGTTTACCAGCGACAACTACTGGATTAGATGGCAATGGGTTAAATGTATTGAGTAGTGCTAAAAAGTTTGGATTTGTACCAAATGAATTACGTATAATGACTATGGATTACGGTTCACCTGCTATAAATGGGTTGATGGGACAATATGCTATTGCAGGTGCTCAGGGTACACGTAATCAATTGATTAATTTAGGAATGTCAAATGTTACAGTGGGTATAATCCCAATGATTGGTCAAAATGACACACCAACAGAGATTTTTGATTTACAAGATGCTCAGGCAGTAGTAGATTTTGCTAAAAAAAATAGTTGGGTTAGCAGACTTAGTTTTTGGAGCATTAATAGAGATATTGCAAATAATACAGTATCATCTATTGCTAGTGGAAGTCATAGTGGAATCCGTCAAGTAGCGTATGCATTTTCAAATATTTTTAAACAAGTAAATGTATAAAAGAAAATGAAAATAATTTTGTAAATTATAATATATAAATGGCATCGAGGAAATCATTTGAAATATTCCTTTATAAAAATAAATTAAATACAAAAACATTAATTGATATTCTACCCGAATTATCAAGTAAAACGATTGAATTACTTGGTAAAGATCTAAATATAAATCTAAATGCAAATGCAAATGTCTCAGATTTTTATATTTTCAGTGATGGTGGATGCAAAGGAAATGGTAAACGAAATGCTAAAGCTGGATATTCTGTATTTTTTACAGATGATTTGGATTCACCATTTTATAATTTTAATACAACACGATTAGTTGTAACAGATCCTACAAATAATAAAGCAGAATTGTCTGGTATTAAATGTATTTTTAAAACTATTAATGAAAATTTAGATTTATTTAAGAATATAAATATAATTATTTGTACAGATAGTATGTATTCTATAAATTGTCTTGAAAAATGGTACAAATCTTGGATTAAAAATAATTGGAAAAATTCAAAAGGAGAACCTGTTAAAAATCAAGACTTGATTAAACAAATTTTAGAATACAAAACAAATATTGATAAAAATGATATCAAAACAACATTAAAACACGTATTTTCACATACACAGGAACCAAGTGATAAAACATCACTACATCATAAATTGTGGTATGGAAATAATCTTGTTGATGAAAATATTAACAAAATATTAAATTTAGAATGTTAGTTAATTGATTTTTATTTAAAATAAAATGAATAAAAATATAAATTAAAATAAATTACAATTTAAAATGATTTGCTTAATTATTTCAATTGCTCACCCCTGTTATAAACGACCAAGTGTTGAAACTAGTATTTATTTTTTTGAAACTGAACAAGAAGCTCTTTCTAAATTAAAAGACTCTAAAATTACATTTATTGCCGATTTTGATACAAGTGAAGATCCTAGAATTCAAACTTTAACGACAGATAGTTCTGATGAATTAATTGACGAATTCTTTAAAGAAGTATCTGACATTGACAATTTCTATCGTAATAGTTATATGGATAATCCACCATTTTTTTGGGAAATAACTAAAGTTGCAGCTGGTACAAGTATAAACTTTTAAAAGTTATTTTGATAAAACTTTTAAAAATACAAAAATACAAAATTATTTACTTGTAAAAATACAAAATTATTTACTTGTAAAAATACAAAATTATTTACTTCTAAAATACAAATTTCTTTTGTCAACACAAGATGCAAGATCATTTGATAGTCCTAGTTCTTGTTGTAATTTAATTAAAGCTCTTATTTCTTTCGGAAGACAACTTCTTGTATATCCAAAACCATCCATTCCTGGAACTACTGTACCATAATCACCAATTCTTTTATCTAGTTTAAATAAACTTTTTAAATTTTGATAATCAACACCCATTGTATCGCAAAGATCGTATATTTCATTAAAAAATGTAATTTTTGTAGCAAAAAATGTATTCAAAGTATATTTAAATAATTCACATTCTTCAAATGTTTTAAAATAAAATTCAAAAGGTAATTCAGTTTCGTCTAGGTACTTGTGTTTATAAAGATAATTTGTAAAAAGATCTTTCAAGTCATTTATCAAACCCCTTTGATTTTCATGAATCCCAAACAATACAAATTTAGCAGAATATATATCTTGTTTAAAAGAAACTTCCCTTAAAAATTCTGGACAAAATACTATATCTAATTTTTCATTATTATATTTATTATAAAGATCCCTAGTAGTACCGGGTTTAATAGTAGATTTTAGAATAATAATTGATCTTTTGTTAACAGCCAATGATAATTGTCCAATAACATTTTCAACAATGGATGTATCACACTTTCCTTCAGAATCACTTGGTGTAGGAACACAAATGAAATAATAGTTAATATCTGATGTACTTTCACTAAAATTAACAACCTGTGGTATATTATTAAAATAATTGAAATCTCCAGTTTTTAATTGTGTATCACATACATTAAATTCTACATTATTTTTTTCACATAGGAATCCACACGCAGATCCCACAAAACCATAACCTAAAATATTCACAGAAATTTTTTCTTTATTCATTTTAATTATTAGTTAAAATGATATTAAAAATCAGTTTTTAACTAATTAAATTTATAATGCATTTCATTCAAAGTTTTTCTTCTTCAGTAAAATGCTACTTTATTGTTGGTTCAACTACTTTTTACATTTTGTGCAAATTCAAGTGTTTCCATTGTTTGGTCGCAATAGTTTTCTTCTTGTCTTACGCAACATAATGTAATAAATTTAGTGGGTCTCCATGTAGTATCAGATTTATTTTTATTAGAAAGATTATCTAAAAACTTTAGTATAGGTATCATTAATGAATTATTTGACCCATCTATTTTTTCATCTTCATCTTTTGGTTGTACAAAGTAATTTTTGACTTTATACACTACATTGTACCTTTTATCAATCTTCTGTTTAGGAGTTTCCGTTTGCTTTCCATTTTTAAGATTAAAATAATAAATCAAATGATTAATAGTTTCATTAATGTAAAACCCTTCATTTAAAATTTCAAATACAGCACTTGGATCATAAGTATCTTTATATTCTGGTTTTAATGACCGTTCTACATTGCTTACCCCACCTACAGGAGATGGTGCCATAACACTTTGAATAGTATTACCTCTGGATGTATCAATAAATGTATTAAATATATCTATGGGAGATTCTCTTCCAGCAGTATCAACTATTGTTATATATCCAATTTTACCGTTTGTAAATTGTATTTCAAATACAAAATACAAGTGAGATCTACTTGAAACTTGATTATTTGGTGTCATTTTAATTCTTTTATGTTCAATTCTATACTTGTCAATGATATCTGTAAGGGCATATATGTCAGCTACTTTAAGATCTTTAATATTGATATAACTTGGTATACTTTTTTCAAAAACATTTTCATCTCGGGATACGTCTTTTAATTGAGGGACCTTGTTTATTAAATTATGTATGTTACCAGATACTTGACGATTATTGAAATTAACACGGTTATAATATTGTTCAAATAAATATTTTAGTTTAATATTTGAAACACCTTCTAAATTAGCTAATCCATAATGTAATATACCAGGTGATCCCTTACTTCCTAATAGACTAAAACTTTTTCCGCTACCACTTAGCCCATATCCAAATAAAACGATAGAATAGCCATCTTCTACTTGTTTAAATGTACTGTACAAACCAGGGCTTATAGAATCTGATGATTCAATTATATTATTTATATTTACTTGTAATGAATCTGAATTTGGTATAATAGTTCCTTGTTGACCAGTATATATATCCAAATTAGTATAATCTTCTTCAAATATACCATAAAAATCTCCAAATGAACGCCTTTCTTTATATTTTGTATCTGGATTAGATGAACAATCTATATTTAATGATTTCAACTTTTTATTTTCAACTGTTTGTAATTCTACTGTGTGATTTTTACTTTCTTTTCCTATTAATGGTTTGATTCTTATATAAATTCTTACGGCACCAGATAAATCTTCATAAATATTTGTTAAAAGTCTATCTTGTTCTCTGTAATCTAGCTTATTAACATTCCAATATTCTAATAAATTACTTAGGTCTCGACAAAAACTCTCAGGAACTCTATTTCTACTAGTTTTTGATTTTAAATATTCAAAATTAGGACTCTTTATATAATCTGACAAGTTTAAAAATCTAATATGATTTGTAATTTCAGTTTTTATTTTTTCAAAATTTGTTTTTATGGATGTTTTAATAGTATCATTTAAATTATTAAAAGATCCCAAATTATTACCAATAATATCATCTAGAATTTTTATAATTTCTTGTTTCCTAAAGAAAATATTATTTAGGGCTACAAAATTGGTAATAATACTATAACAATTATCATAATCAACTTGTGTTTCTATACGAGTATTGTTATTTTGTAATAATAATTTCTCAACTTCTTGTAATCGTTTTTGTAATGTTGCAATTTCCAATCCTTGTTGTTTTTTTTGTTGTTGTAATGTATTTATTTCAGATTCCATTTTAGAATTACGTTCTGCAAAAGATGATTTTTCAGACGTAAGATCTTGAATATTTTTATCCATTGATTTTATTTGTTCATCTTTTTCTGATAAATGTATCATTTGCTCATTTATCGTTTGTTTTAATGCAGTTTCTATATCAACTATATTTTGTTTTAACCTTTGTATTTCTTTATCTGATAAATTGCTTGATTCAATATTGGTATTTAAAACACCCTTTAGATTTTCCTGTACAGTTTTTAATTCTAATAACAGTTTTCGTTTATACTCTGTAACATCATAATTTATATTCTTAGACCACTCATTCCATTTCTTGTTGTAATCTTGTATAGCATTTATAATTTCTGTTTTTTCATTTAAAACTTTATCTTTACAACGTGTTTTATAACCATTCAATAATTGATTTTGTAATTCGTTTTGAGTTAACTCTTTTTTAACATTTGATAATTCGGATTTTATCATTTCAATAGCATTTTGTAATTCAGAAATAGTTTCTGTTTTTTCTTTTAATTTATTATCATATTCTGAAATAGTATCTTTATTGGACAATATATTATTCATCGACTCCTTTTCATTTTGTAATAATAAATCTAAACGTTCTTGTAATACTTTCCGTTCTTCTATATATTTTTGATTTATCCGTTCCAAATCTTGTATTTGTAAATCTTTGGATGTTACAAATTCCTTAATTTCATCTTTATACTTGTTAATTCCTTCTAAAATATCATCTTTTTGATTTATAATTTGAGATTTACATTCATCTAATTGCTTTAAAGTTAAAAGATACTGATCATTAATAATTTTAATTTTATCTTCGTATTGAGATTGGATAAAAATTACTTCATTTGATTTACTATCAAATAACGTTTTATATTCTTGAGATTTTTTATTATCCTCTTCCATTTTAATTTTTTTAATATCATTTTCAGATTTTTCAAGATCTACAGATTTTTCAAGATCATTAATTCTCATTTCAAGATCATTTACGATCTTTTTATGTTCAGATTTTGAAACGGTTTCTTCTTTATTTTCAAATAATCGTAATAATCGTTGTTTGTCTTTTTCAGCAAAACCCCTTACAATTGGTAATTTTTGTATAATAGTCTGCATATTTTCATTGGAAAGTAAACTTGTATCTATTGGTTCTATTAATTTACAAAGCGTACCATTTGAATTAATAAATCCAATTACCAAGTTATTATCATCAAGTATAAATGCAAGTGCCCTAGATTGTTGAAATTTAAATGGCGTAAATATTACTTGTGGATAATTTTTCTTTATGTAATCTATAATAGATGTAGAATCCATGTTTATTATAGTTTATATAGAAATTAATTGTTTTTAAAAAACTTTAAATAACAGTAATAGTCAAAGAACCAAGATGACCTACAAGTTAATGTAACCTATAATGTTATTTTTTTGATCTGATATTAAATTTAAATTATTTATAATCATACCATCTGTCAATAAATGTTTTTCTTGTTCTTTTATAATTTCTTCCTTTAACATTGGTTTACATACTTTATGTTCTGTATCCCATACTAAATTATAATGCGTACAAGGTAAGCATCTGTTTTCATTTGGATCTAGTTGCTCTCCTTCTAAGCATTGAATTTGTCTGATAATGTGATCACCTTCCTTTTCTGTTAAAACAGGAGCATCGATAATAGATTTTTCAAGATCTTTAAAATCAGATGGTTTTACAATTGTTATTGTAGGTAATGTATCCGCTATTTTTTCTTCAATTACCGGTTCCGGTTTAATTGGTTCAGAAACAGTTGTTAGATCAGTTGTTAGATCAGTTGTTAGATCAGTTGTTAGATCAGTTGTTGTCGGTTCAGGTTCAGAATCAGTTGTTAGATCAGGTGTTGTCGGTTCAGGTTTAACTGTTTGTTCAGAAACAATTGTTGGTTCAGGTTCAGAAACAGTTGTTAGATCAGTTGTTAGATCAGTTGTTAGATCAGGTGTTGGTTCAGGTGTTAGATCAGGTGTTGTCGGTTCAGTTGTTGGTTCAGTTGTTAGATCAGTTGTTAGATCAGTTGTTAGATCAGTTGTTAGATCAGTTGTTAGATCAGGTGTTGTCGGTTCAGGTGTTGGTTCAGGTGTTAGATCAGGTGTTGTCGGTTCAGGTTCAGTTGTTAGATCAGTTGTTAGATCAGGTGTTGTTGGTTCAGTTGTTAGATCAGTTGTTAGATCAGTTGTTAGATCAGTTGTTAGATCAGTTGTTAGATCAGGTGTTGTCGGTTCAGGTGTTGGTTCAGGTGTTGGTTCAGGTGTTAGATCAGGTGTTGTCGGTTCAGGTTCAGAATCAGTTGTTAGATCAGGTGTTGTCGGTTCAGGTTTAACTGTTTGTTCAGAAACAATTGTTGGTTCAGGTTCAGAAACAGTTGTTAGATCAGTTGTTAGATCAGTT